GTTCGCATTACCCTGTTCAGGGACTCCGGGGAAGGACCCGTCACCGGCCACCAAGTACGCAGGCGAGGCGGGGGCGCTTACTGAATGCGAGGCCTCGACTGCGAGCGCGCTGATCTTCACATCCGGGGAGACGGGGCGATGTGAGGCGGTCATTGCCCGGGGTGCTCCCGTTGCCAGTCGTCGCGGCAGGCCGCATCGCACCAGCGACGGCCCTCATCGAGAGGCATGTCGCAGTGCAGGCAACTGCCTTGTGCAGCTGGGCCGGAGGGTGCGCGGCGCGCGGCGTTGATGGCGCGGGCGGTGTCGGTTTGTTCTCGCTCTTGAGCGATGTCGATCTGGTCAGCCATGGGTGCCTCAGCGAAGGGCGCGGGCGAACTCGCGCGCGATGATTCCGGACAGGTCGATGCTTCGCGCGACCTGTTCGAGGTCGATTCGTTTTCGGTATCGGGTGGATCGGACGAAGAGGAAGACGGGCGCGATGTCGACGCCGTGCGTGCCGCGCCGGCTCCAGATGCCTGCAGGCAGATGCTGATAGCGACCCGACTTCCAGGTGTTACGTCCGGTGACCTCGCCCCGACCACGGCTGATGAAGTACTCGACGCCGTTGATCTTCAGGAAGCCGGCCTTGGTGCGCTGCTTCTTCGCACGCCGTGCCTTGCTGCGGTCTGTGGCATTGGCCTTGTAGCCCTGCTCACCGAACGCGCCGAAGTAGCTGATGAGCTGGATAATCAAGCCAGGGCTGACGTTGCCGTATGCGTTGAGCTTGGCGTCGCCCCCGGGCACGATGTGCCAGCCGCGGGGCAGCACACCGATGCGGTTCAGCGCCCGCTCGAAGCCGCTGAACTGGGGGTTGGCGCCGGTGAACTGGTGCCCGATGGTGTCTTCACGCGACAGGCCCGACTTGTTCACGTCGCTGTTGAGGCGCACGCGGGCAAGGAAGGGCGAGCCTGTCGGCCCGAAGCCTGGCGTGGGTCGGCCGAAGCCGGGCTGGCCGACTGCGGGATTCACGGTGCCGCCCTGCCCTGCGCGATCGATGACGAAGCCGCGAAGCGTGTAGGGGGTCGGGCGATCGAACCGCGAGGCCATCTCCGCCTGCAGCGCCTTGCGGTAGGCGAAAGCCGCGTTGTTCAGCGCGCGCGTTGCCGCCGCAGGGACTTGCTTTCGCTGCAGGTCGGTAAGCAGCGAATCGACCTCGCGTAGGTCGAACTGGACGTCGACGCCGATCACGCGACACGCCTCGCTGTCTGCAGGCGCTGCAGCGTTGCGATGGCTGTGGCCAGCTGCGCGCTGGTGGTTTCGATGATCGAAGTGACGCGGTCGACCTCTTCATCGCGCGTCACCGGGCGGACTTCGTAACCGACATCAGCGCCGATGAACTGGAACGCGGCGTGGAAGCCCACATCGCGCGCGGCGCGCAGGATGAATAGCACCTGCGACAGCTCGAGCTTTTCCGACCGGCCGGCGTTCAGGCAGTCCTGAAGCAGACGGGCCGCCGCGTCCGGCGTCTTGTCCGGCCAGAGCATCGGCCCGACCTTCTTCGGGCCACCGATAGCCCGGACAGCCTCGCGCAGAGCGTCTTCTGGGCCTTCGAAGAACGGCATTTCAGTCTGCATTCCGACGCCTTCCGAAAATGTCGGAACGTGTCGGAAAGACCCGCTCCGGGCAAAAAAATAGACTGGTCGCCATGGACATCACCGCAATCAAACAGGAACGCAGCACCCGCCCCGATACGACCGGGACGGGCACCGCGCAGCGCATGACCGCTTGGGGAATACCGCCCGAAGGCGGCGGCGAGGAGGACGGGTTTGCGAACGCCGTACCAAGGAAAAGGGCGAGCCCACACATGCCGGTAGAATCGAAGTCCCACCAACAACCCCACCAAACAAGGAGGGCTCATGAACAGATTTCGCGAAGCGGAAGAGGAATTCGACATCGCACTTCAGATGGCGATGAGCCAGGCCGACACGACGAACGAACACATCGCGAGAGGGCTTCTGATCCTTACCGATGCGATCAGGGCAAAGCTGACCAACATGGAATCTCATATCCGCTCCGTCGAATCGAAGATCAGATAGCACTGCGGGCACGCCTGAACCCGAGACGAATGGCGTCGCCAGCGGCCTCACCAAGTTCGCGAATGCGCTTCGGTGTAACGCTGGCGGCTTCATCGCAGCCGCCCATGCCGGCGACGACTATTCGGCCGATCACTTCGACCGATTCGCGGAGAAATATCTTCGCTATCTCGGATTCAGGTTGCTGCTCGTCGCTGAGCGCCGGCAATGAAACGCCTGCCTCCGCCAACAGCACCTGTGCCTTAGCCAAGGCCAGCAGTTTTCGTTGTACGGCGATGGAATCGGTATCGCTCACTTGGACTTCTCCTTATTCACTGCGAAGGAACAGCTTGCGCGACGCCCAGGCGTCTTGCCTCGCTTTCTTGTGGATGGGAATCAGCCTGAAGACGCGGTCAGCGCTTGCTGCGCCCGGCCGGCGTCGGGCTGCAGGCCTGACTCTGACCGGCGAGCTACGCACGGACGGAAAGACGAATCCCACAGAACCGGAATCACTCATGGACATCACCTCGCTCACTGCTGAAGAAATCGACGACCTGATCGCCCGACTTGCCCGGCGGCGGGCCGAGGTCATGCCGCGCGTTGTGCTCTCCGCCCGTGATCTGGGCGACGCGCCGCTCAACCTGTGCGCTAACCCGACCGTCGGACTGATGCGCACCGATGAAGGGCACCTGGGTTTGCTGCTGCGGCATGACGGCCTCGGGTGGATCGCCTATGAGTTCAGCGATCACAAGGCCCACTGGCTTGGCAACGAGCTGCTGCGCGCTGCCAGGGTAGAAGGACCAGTCGCCGACTCCGAGCCCGCGAAACGTGGTGACACGAAGCACTGACATGTCAGGCCGCCTGTTCGTTGGGGGTGTCGGACTGGCTCGCGCCATTGGTGGAACGCGAACCGCGCAGGAAAGCCCAGTAATCGAGCTTGTCGGGGCGCAGTTCTTCGCACGTCACCGCCCCCGCCGTCGCCTTCTCGATGTCGGAGCATCGCTCCACCGGTGTCGGCCGGCGTTTATGGCGCCACTGGCTCAGCAGAGCATCGGGCACATTCAAGCGGCGCGCGAGTTCGGTAGCCTTCCGCCCGTCACTGGAGAGGTATTCATCGAGAGTCATGCCTATTACGTTAGCGCTGCGCTAACGCGCAGTCAAGCGCTCCGCGAATCGCTTGAGTTAGCGCCTTGCTATCCAATGGCGTGATGGAAACCATTGAAGAAATTCGCCGGAAGCGATTGCACCTGCTGAAGTCCGAACTCGGCAGTGTGGCGGCGCTTGCCGCATGCATTGAGCGAAGCAGCTCGCAGGTCAGTCAATGGCTGAATGCGTCTTCCGACTCCAAGACAGGAAAGCCGAGGACCATCAACAGCGATTCGGCTCGCTACATCGAGAAGAAAGTGGGGAAGGCCAGCGGGTGGATGGATCAGCCTTTCCCGGTCAGCGATGTAACACCTTCGGCGTATTCCAAAGCCATACCTATGGCCGTAGAATCAAATGTTGCCAGCTTCACTGCATGGCCTTTCACCCGCATTGATGCTGATCGCTTCTTCGCGCTCCCGAAGGAAGAGCGAGATGTCATTGAAGGTATGGTGATTCACGCCATACAAGACGCCGAGACGCGCACCAGAAAACGGTCCGCGTCCAACGGCCGCTGAGTTCCGCGAAAATCTATCTCTGGCCGGCGGAGACCTGAACTCCGCTACTGCGGCACATCTTTAGCCCCGCTGAGAGGGCCACCTCTCGACTGAGACGAACTCCATGAGGCAGCCACCGCTACTGCCTCGCGCGGGCTGAGTCCAGTAACCGCGCTCCGCTCCTTTCCCAATCCCCGCGCGACATCCTCGACTCGCAGGTAGTCGATGAGCAATCTCAGTTCGTCCGGCGCCAGCCCAGCAAAGCCGCTTCCGTGCGCGGCAATTTGGGACAGCGGATCGTCGCTCATGACGACATCACCGTCACCCCCACTCAAGCCGAAACCCAAGCAAACACACACAACGACGGCCGCCAAAACCCGCTTCCCGTAACAAAAATCCACGTTTCATCCCTCAAGTTCAGCCAAGCAGCATAGCCGGACAGATACAGGCAAAACCACGGCATGTACTCCTTTCGACATAGGCCAAATGGATGACCATCGGATATTAGCGATTCGCTATTGACTTAATGTTAGCGCCTCGCTAATGTTAAGCCAACACCTCAGCACGGAGGACGCGATGACCGACCTGACCGCCACGAACGATGAGTTGCGCGCCGCCTTTCAGGACAGCGGCTTGTGGCGGGAGGGCTGGACCTTCGAGCGGGCGCAGGCCTGCCCGCTGGTGTGGCAGTCGCTGCAGAACATGGTGCGCGCCAGGCGGCGGAATGCCGAGCGCGCAGGCAAACCGATGCCGGCGCAGATGGCGCTGATCTGACGGGGGAGGAAACGATGGATATCGCACTGCGGCGGCTGCTTCGCCGGCTCGACGACCAGTTGCTCGAACACCTGCGGGCGCACTGCGCCGAGCAGGCGGCGCGCATCGATGAGCTGGAAGCAGAGAACGAGCGACTGGCCCGCGACGCATGGGACGCGGACCAGCGCGCCCAGATGTGGATGGACATGAACCACCTGCTCAATGAAGCCGAGCACCCGCCCGGCCACGTGGGCATCACCACCGACGGCAGCATCGTGCTGCTGCCGGCCGAACCGGAAAGGGCGCGCGCATGAACCGGCTCGAAGCCCAGCGCACGACGAACCGGCAGGCCGTGCTGGAGCACATCCGCGCGGCTGCCAACGGCCTCAATGCGAACGAACTGGCGGCCCTCACCGGGCTGTCGCAGCGCGGCGTCATCACACTCTGCATCGAACTCAGCGAAGGGCGCTTGGTGAAATCGGCGCGCAGCAGCGAGCCGAAGCGCCGCGGCGGCGGCCTTGTGTGGCACGCGCTGAACCCGGCTGCTTATGTGGCGTCGCGCACCGCCTTTCCCTTCCGCCCGCTGCGCACGCAGCGCCCGACCATCGTGCCGGTCCGCTGCGGCGGCCGGCTGGCGCCCGACATCGGCACCGATGCCCGGCTGAGCTTCGGTGCTTTCACACCCAACCCGTACCACCCGATTAAGGAGGACTTCGCATGGTGATCAACACCCTGCGCGCGGTCTGGCTGCGCTACACGATCAGCCGGCAAGAGGCGCGCCGCGACGATGCGGTATGCGAAGCGCGCCACCACCGCCAGCGCGCCCGCGATGCGGCGGCCAAGCGCCGCGACGCACAGACCCATATCGACGACGCCGAACGCGAACTGGCGGGCATCGAGCGCCGCGCGACGGTGCGCCGCATCGAGAGGGCTCGGCCATGCTGAACGCGCTTTTCGACCCCTTGGGTTTCAACCTCTTCCAGACGCTGGTGCTGTTTCTGTTTGCGCTCGCCATCGGCTGGGTGATCGGCGCCGCATGGGCCGGCGATCGCCGCGAGGAAACCGACCTGCACTTCGCCGGCCGCGACCTGCAGGACGAGGCGCGCCGGGGCCTGATCGAACGCAGGCGCCAGCCGCGCCCGCCGCAAGGGCGGCAGACGAACATCGCCAGCCGCTCAGTCGCCCGCGAACCGAACCGGGAATGGATGCGATGAGCGCCGGCATCGACCGGCAGCGATTCAGCGCGGCCCTGCTCGCCACTGTGGGCGGCGAGCCCTGCACCGACCTCGACGGCGAGCGCCCCGGCGTGTGGCTGCCCGCTGTCGCATGGCAAGCCCTGTCGGACATCGTCATGGCGCAGAACGCCATCGACGTGTCCGCCGCACTGAAGAACTGAGGCGCAGCCCATGAGCATCGAGCACCTACCCAAGCCGGCCAACGTGCTGCCGCTGGACATCGCGATCGCGTTGCGCATGGCCGTCGCGCACCGCTTCGACGCGGCCGGCGCGTGGAAGAAACCCGAGGCCAACGAGCGGGCGAGCATCGAGCGCATCGACAAGATCGTCGCCCAGGCGCGGAAGCGCTACCCGGAAGGGTTTCGCAGCGACTGAACCGAATCCATGAGAGGGGGCGAGGCGGTGCAACAACAGGAGAAAGAAATGCTGAAGAGCAAGTTCTGCGATGGGAAGAGCCGCGAAGAACGAATGCCGGGCTGGCCGATGGACGGCGTTCCGGTGAAGCGGCAGGCAGGAATGATTTACTGGTACTCGTGGGGGGCGCACACCTTCGACATTCGGGTGATGCGGCAGGCCCTTGGACTGCCGGAAGAACACCCAGCTGATAAGTGGTTCATGGCCGAGAAACCAGACGCCTGCGGTTCGTTTTCGGCGGTGATGTCTCAGCTGCAAGAAGCGCTTGGCGACCGGAGCTTTCACGACGCAATGGCTGAGCACGATCGGCTGATGGATCCCGATTCGGACGCGCCGTCTTGACTCATGAGCGCGGACACCCTCACCACGGCCGCCTGGCTTTTCGCCAGCACCTACGTGCTGGTGTTCGCGCTTGGCCTGCAGAGCCTGAACGTCAATGGCGGCCACTACCGGGCCGCCTTCATCACCTCGCTCGGCATCGGCGCCAGCAACCTGGTGCTGTTCAAGATGGCGCCCGACGCCAGCGGCCTTGAAATCATCGCGTACCTCGCTGGCGGCCCGCTGGGCATCGTCAGCGCGATGCGCGCGCACCCGTACATCGTGCGGCTGTATCGCCGCGGGAGAACATCATGAGCATGACTGTGACGCCAGCCGGGAGGGCACCTCGCACCGAGGAAATCGCCACCCCGACGGCCCCCGATCTGCTGCAGGCCGCAGCGCGCCACATGAGCGACCGCGCAGCGACTTACGACGCACCCCAGGGCGAACGCAGCATGGCCAGGACGGTGACCGCCTTCAACGCGCTGACCGGCCAGCACATCAGCGAGGCCGAAGGCTGGCTGCTGCTGCAGCTGCTCAAGGACGCGCGCCAGTGGCAGCGACCGGACTACCACGCCGACAGCGCGGAGGACTGCATCGCCTACGCGGCGCTGAAGGCCGAAGCGCTGGCACGGGGGGGCTGACATGGCGTACCCACTGAGCCCCGCCCTCACCGCAGCCCGCGAACGCCTGCAGCGCGGCGAGCGCCTGAGCGCGCGCGATGTGTGGGCGGCAGACCCGTGCATCCACCGGTCCGCCGCGCACCTCACGCTGACGCGCTGGCACGCGCAACACTTGACGCATATCGTCGAGTGGCGGCGCTATGCCAGCAACGGCATGCCGGCGCCGGTCTACGCCTGGGGTGAGGGCAAAGACGCACCGCGCCCGAAGCCGATCAGCAAGGTCGAGAGCATCCGCCGCTGGCGCGCCGCTCACCCCGACCTGTTCGCGGCCCAGCTGAACCGCATGAAGGCGCGCCGGCTGGCAGCACGCCCGCCGCGCCTTGACCCGCTGATGTCGGCGCTGCTGGGAGTACGGGCATGACCACCGAGACGATCACCTGGGTCACGGACGGCAGCTTGCCGGACGCGGACATTACCGTGCTGGCCGAGATCGAGAGCGCGGACTGCACTGAGGTGTGGCCGGCGTACTACGACGGCGAGACGTGGGTAGATGCCACCGGCTGGCCGATGCGCTCGCGCGTCATCGCTTGGGCAGACATGCCCGCCGGATCGAGGGCCGCACGATGAGAAAGCGCGGCGCCCGCATCAATCACCGTGCCGCGCAGCCGCCCGGCATCGTGTGCATCAGCCTCGACCAGAACTACGAGACGCGCCTGCGCATGAGCGTGAGCGCCTTCCGTGGCGGCTTCGCGGGCAAAGACCATTTCCTCGACCTGTGCGACACGCACGACCTGCTGGCGCTGGCCAACAGCATGGCCACGCGCCCGGTCGCAGGCGTGGTTGAGGTGTGCAAGGCGGCCGAGATCGCCATCCTGAACATCCACGACCGCGAACTGCGCACCGGCAAGTGGGGCGTCAGCGGCGACGAGTCCGCCGCCCTGGTACTGCTGGCCGACACGGCGATCCGCTTCTGGTCGGCGCAGTCCGGCGAACTGTTCCGGGTGGCGTATCAGCAGATGGTGCAGATGCGGCGCGAGGAGCGGGCGCGGCAGCAGAGGGAGAAGGCAGCATGAGCAACGCACTGAGCGACTTCGTCACATGGGCCGAACACCGAGCCCCCGATGTACCGCCATCGCCGCGCACAGCGCACATGGCGCGGGCGGGCACCGGCATCACGCAGACGCTGCTCGACATGATCGATGCACAGCAGCCCGTTACGACGGCGCAGTTGAGCGAACAGACTGGAATCGGAACCAAGATCGTTTGGGGCCTGATGAAGAACCACCTCAAGAGCGGCCGAGTGAAGCACGACATCAGTCACGGCTGGACCGGACATCAACCCGCTGAGCATAAAGAATGAGCGGCAGACGCTGGACGGACAGCGAGCGCGACCAACTGCGCACCGCGTACCCGACGACCGACTGCCGCGATATCGCGCTGCTACTCGGCCGAACGGAGTGCTCCGTGTATTCCCAGGCAAACCTTATGGGTCTGCGAAAAGAGGAAGGCCATGCCGCCAAAGCTGGGCGTATAGGCGCGCAGCACCCTAGCGCCATCGCCACGCGCTTCAGGCCCGGCATCAAGTCCTGGAACGCCGGCAAGCACTACCAGCCCGGCGGACGTAGCACGGAAACACGCTTCAAGCCGGGAAACAGAAGCGGCCGCGCCATCGACCTGCACAAGCCGATCGGCACTGAGCGGGTCAGCAAGGACGGCTATCTCGAACGCAAGATCAATGACGACATGCCGCTGCACAAGCGCTGGCGCGCCGTGCATCTGATCGAGTGGGAAGCCTTGAATGGCCCGCTGCCAGCCGGCCACGCCCTCACCTTTCGCGACGGCAACAAACGCAATACCTCGCTCGAAAACCTCCAGCTGGTCAGCCGCGCCGACCTGATGCGCCGAAACACCCGCCACAACCTGCCGCCGGAGCTCAATGAGCTGATCGGCCTGCGCGCCGCGCTGGTGCGAAAGATCAACAACCGCACGAAGGAAGCCGAATGAACGACATCACCGAACTGCGCGGAATCTTGTTCGATGCGCTGCGCGGACTGAACGACAAGGCGAAACCCCTTGACCTGGACCGTGCCCGAGCCACTGCCGACATCGCGCAGACCATCATCAACAGCGCCCGGGTCGAGGTCGAGTTCATCAAGGCGGCCGGCGGCAAGGGGAGCGGGTTCATACCGTTGTCCGGCACGCCGGCTCCAGGTGCCGGGCGGACGCCGTTTCAAAACGCGATCGGCAATGTGACCGGTGGGAACGACAAGTGAGCACCCTCACCGAATCCCAGATGCACGACCTCGCCGGCCGGCTGACGCGGCTGCGGGCGATTGACGCCGAGATCTGCACGCAGCTCGACGAGCTGATCGGCGCACGCATCCGCCTGCAGGACGCCCGCAACCGCTACCACCGATTGCACGCCGAGACCGTCGCGCAGTACGGCCAAAGCAACACGCCGCCGCTGCTGCCGGAAGTGCATGGGCCGCGGCCTGGGCGAAACACGAAGGAGAAGCAGGGATGACCGACTACATGAAGGAAGCGGAGCGGCTGCTGGAGCAATACGACGACGCCTGCCTGGGCATTATCGGCATGTCAGAAGAACAGGCCCGCGCCGACCTGCTCGCGCACATCCAGCGCGGAGTTCCGGAGGGATATGTCGCCGTTCCCCGCTTTCTGGCTGAGAACCACCGGAATCTGACGGACGTCCCGCGATACCAGCGAATTCTGGATGACTGCCTTGCCGCCGCGCCCGATCAATTTCGTGACGCCGCGAAGATGGCCCCGGTGCATTGCACGCCGACAGAGCACGACGGCCGGATCGTCTATGAGCACACATCAGAGCCGATCCCCAATGCAGATGGATTCGTGCTCTACCCCCCCGTGTCAGACCAATTTCGTGCCGCCGCGAAGATGATGGCCGTCCAACCTGCGTGCATGAATTGCAGTGGTCACGGAATGGTCGGCGGCCTGCTGCCTAGTGGCGGGGGATATCAGGCCGACCCGGCAGAGGTGCCGATGCCGAAGCCCGTAGCGTATGGCTTCGGCAACACAGCGATAACCGGCCACACAAACAGATTGATGATGGTGCGAATCGATATTCCCGGCGGCGATCAGTACGCAGGAGCTTTCTGGCTGCCGCTCGTGCTGGCTGACGAGGCGCACACCTACGGCGTCGCCTGCCGTGCTGCTGGTGAGGCTGCGGGATACGTGCGGGGGCTTCGGGACGCGGTGCGGGATGCGGCTCCATTGGTTCAAAACGGGGAGGTGTTGGTAACGGTAACAGGTCTCACAGGAAGCGGGAAAAGCGCAATCGCTGGCGAAATTGAAATCATGTGCCGGGCACTTGGCCTTGAGGTCGAGTGGGGTGAGGGCGCTGCAGAGAAGCATTTGACGCATGCCGACTGGACCAATGCGCTAGAAATGTACCGGCCGCGCGTCAGAATCGTTGAGGCGAACATATCCCGAACAGACGCCGCCCTCGCCAAGTGGAAGGAATCGAAATGACCGACTACATGAAGGAAGCGGAGCGGCTGCTGAACGATTTTGCGCTTTTGGTGCAGATGAACGTGGCTGGTCTGGCATCGATGGCGCAGCTTGCAGAAACCCGCGCCGCCCTACTCGCCCACATCGAGCGCGGGCGGGTGCATTTCTTGGCTGAATCTGCGCGGTACAAGGTCAGCGGCAATGCGCTTCGAGGGCTTCCTTCCGAACTGAATGGCCGATGGGTGGCCCTGGTCGCAGCCGATGATGACTGCCATATGAAGTTCGACGCCGCTCCAGCAGCGCCTGACGGTCGCGAAGATGAGCAAGCCGCTTTTGAAAAATGGCTTGACCGCACATGCCCGTCTGGCGACGTCGAAGCTGTTCAGCGGCAGTGGGAGGCTAGTTCTGACTATGCCGAGCTCATAGGCGCCGCTCCCGCAGCGCCCGACCATTCAGCGACCGTGCCGGCATCGCCCGACGATCGGGCGGTATATGACCGCATCGCTGCACAGTATTTCGCTGACACCGTGCCGGCAGAGGTGCCGATGCCGGAGCCAGTCATACAGAACTTCCCGAGTGGTAAATGGAGCTACCACCCCGACCAAATGCGCGACTACGGCGACGCCCGCGAAGCTGCGGGATACGCGGCAGGGCTGGCGGCAGTTGGCTGGCGGGATGTCGCAGACGAACTACCGAAAGAGGCGCAAGAGGTGCTGTTTGTTCGTAACGGGAAAACCGTTCACGGTGCGTGGATCGGCGGGATTTTTTGGCACAACAATCAAAAGATGGCGGCCGCGAAGTGGATGCCGTTACCCGCGCCACCAGCCATCGCAGCCCTGCGCGGGGAGGTGAGGCCGTGAACTATGAATCGTGGAGGATCAGTTACCAAAGCAGCGAACAAGCAGCGCGGGCAGTATTCAACGAAATCGCCGCCCTGCGCGCCGACCTCGCCGCCAGTCAGGCGGAGTGCGAGCGGCTGCGGGCTGATGCGGAGCGGTATCGGTGGCTTGCGTCAGACATTGACGGGAATGCGCAAGACGACCTGCTCATCTGGCTTTCAGGAACCGTCGTGCCAAAAGAAAGCATTGACGCCGCCATCGACGCAGCCCGCGCCGGGAAGGGGGAGTGATGGCTATTGTTGGATCAAGACCGAAGCGGAAACCGTGCTCCAGCAATTGCGCGACATGCGAACACAAGGCCGCATCTGGTGACGGCTGGTGCTACATGTTCAAGCAAGAGCCGGAGGGGCGGTGCTACCTACACACTGCGGAGAAAGGCCCGCTTACAGACCTTCAGCAGCTCATCCGTCGGGCTCAGCAGATGAGTGCCAGGAAGGATGGGCGATGATCCAACTCGAACGTGAAGATCTTTCGTGGGCGAAGCACGCCGTGCCGGTTAAATCCGCCCTGCCGTTCATCGAGTCCCGTTCGGGCCGCTACACGCACCGCGTGCGTTCGGCATCGCTACACACTAGCGGCGGATCGACACACATGTCCGTCAGGTGCTGGTGCGGAATGCACATCAACATCAGCCGGAAAAACCCGAACAGACTGGCGGGCGAGCCGTCTGGTCGGCCGATCTGTGCGACATGCGAGGGGCGCGCTATCGGCGCCGGACAACTCGGAGCGCGTGAGATAGCTGGACGGCAGGTGATGTATCAGACGCGACGTGGGGTGACGCCATGACCGACCGAGAATCCTGCATCCGCTGTGCCCGCGTCTATCTCGCGCAGAGTCGGCACTTCACCAGCCGCCACCGCGGCTTCAGCTTCGCCCTTCTGAACTGGGCCGTCCGGCAGCGCCGCAAGGCCATGGCGCTCCGTGATGCGCCGGTTCAGCAGGCGCTTTTCTGAGGATTTATGATGGCTGACGCACTGTTCCTCACCGACGACGAGATCGCGCGAGTCTGCGAACCGCTTGTCCAGCCTGCGGCCCAGGTGCGTTACCTGCGCGAGCTCGGCCTGACCGTGACGACGAAACCCAACGGCCGCGCGCTGGTTGTGCGCAGCCACGCCGAAGCGGTACTGTCTGGCCGAAAGCATACCGAACCGCAGTCGGGCACTGATACGCCCGCAGCAGCACCGAACCGCGCAGGATTGATCGAGTTCCTCAACCGGAGGCGAGCCGCCTGACATGGGCCGTCGTCGCAAGCACAACCCTCTCGACCTGCCGGACCGGGTGTATGCCAAGCACGGGGCGTTCTACTACTTCCACCGGCCGACCGAAGACCATCCATCCGGAAGGTGGGAGCGGCTCGGCACCGATGTCGGCCAGGCAAAGGATCGCGCCAACCGGATCCAGCAGCAGATGGACGAAGGCTTCGGCACGGTCGCCTACTGGCTGGACCAGTTCCTGATCTGGTGCCGGAAGCGCGTCGCCGTCGGCGACCTCGCGCAGCGAACTCTGGACGACTACACGACCGACGCGGAGGTGCTGAAGATATTTTTCGGCTCGCTCTACCCAGCTGCCGTGGCACCCAGCCACGTCGGCGAGTTTCTGGACACGAACCTCGAGGGCGGTCGCGGTGTGCGGGCAAACCGGGAGAAGGCCTGCCTGTCGTCGATGTTCACGTGGCTGATCCGCAAGGGCCACGCCGGCGTGACGACCAACCCGTGCCGCGGTGTCCGCCGCAACCCGGAGAAGAAGCGGGAACGCTACGTTGAAGACGTGGAAATGGCGCAGGCACTCAAGAACGCGCCGCTGATGGTCTGGGCCCTCGCCCACCTCGTCTATCGCACGCTGCAGCGCCCCGAGGACATCATCACCTGGACGGAGCGAGACATCGTGCGCCGGCGCCTGCCGGACGGCCGGGAGGTGCGGGTCATCCGGAACAACCAGGCGAAGACCGGCGCGATGGTGGACATCGAGGTCACCGGAGAGATCGACGAGATCCTGATCAACCTGAAGGCCGGCGCCGGCAAGCTGCGTGGAATGACCCTGCTGCATCGACGCGACGGCAAGCCCTACACCTACGACGGACTGTGCGCGATGCTGAAGCGCCGGCAGGCCGCCGCGAAGGTGGCCAGCTTCGGCTTCTACGACCTGAAGGGAAAGGGAGCGACGGACATGTGGCAGTCCGGTGTCCCGCTGGAGGTCATCCAGGTGCTGTGCGGTCACGACTCGGTGACGACAACGGAGCGCTACGTGAAGCAGCGCTGGAGGGGTGTTGTGCAGCCGAACAAGGTCAAGGCCGCCGTCTAATAGAGCACACCGGACCACGGCTGGAAGCGGGTTTCCGGGCTGCGACGAGCCAGAGAATATTAGACTGCGGAAACGACTATTCCTTACCCGGCTTGGCTTTCCCGGCAGTCAGACGCCGGACTGTTAATCCGTAGGTCCCTGGTTCGAGCCCAGGTCGGGGAGCCAAATGCCAAGCGGCCCACAGCGATGTGGGCCGTTTTCATTTATGCCGTTGGTGGGGTGAATATTAGACAGTTGTCTAATATCGTCGTCAGTAGCTCACCCGCGTGGGCGCCCGCTGACGCTCCGGGATCGCCGGCAGATCGGCGAGCGTGACGCGGCCGACGCGCAGCAGGTAGAGCCACCAGGCCGACGACGGCATGGCCCGATCGCCTGATTCGTACTGCTGCCACGCGCGCGCGGTCACACCGACCGCAGCAGCGGCTTGCGCTTGAGTGTGGCCGGCGCGCTGGCGGGCGGTGGTGATCGCGTCGGGAGTGGGGTCGGTGGTCATGATGAGACTTGAAGCGCCGCGAGTGCCTTTCGCTGGTCGATCACGGATGCCGCCCCGGCGCGCATCATCACCAGCAAGCCGGTCTTCGTGCTGCGGGCCAGCGCGCCTATCTCGTCGCCGCGCTGAACAGTCCCCAGCATCTCCCAGCCAGGCAACGCCACATGCTGGTAGAGACGCCAGAGGCCACCCGGCGTGACGGTCAAGCGGCCCCTGTTACTCACGACCAGCGGCTGTCGCCAATGCGGCGGGTCGCAACCGGCTCGCCGTACTGATCGCGGATGACGATGACGTGATCAAGGAAACCGTCGCCGAACTCTTTAGTTGCAGCGCGCTTTGCCTGGGTGAGCGTGCCGTCGATCTCGATCACGCGGGCGCTGTGGATGCTGTGGTGGGCGACTGTGGCGGTGTAGGTGGTCATTTTCTTCTCCTGCCCCTCATTCCGGGAGGCGCCGGGTGGTCAGCAACGCGCTGTCCATGTACGTATATTAGCACGCGCGTTGTGCGTGTCAATAGATTAATTTGTAACAGGCTGGCCGGGCCGAGCTGGCCGATAGGGATGCCGCGCCTGCGGTGACTCGCAGGCGGGAAACAGGCGGCACAACTGCCGCTCGAGCGCGAGCGCGCGGCCGGCGAAATGCACCGCGACTTCGCGCCACTCGGTCCGGTCGGCGCGCAGCCGGTCACATTCAGGGCACGACGGCGGACGCATCCGGCGGCTTCAAGGTGTCGTAGGCGCGCTCGCAGGCTCGGCCGGCGATGTGTGCTTCGTCAGCGTGTAGAGCAATTCCGTCCGCAGCTTCATCAAGCCGGCGCTGCACGTCGGCGAGCAGATCGGCGGTGCTGTCGGCTGGCGGGCTGCCGCTGGCAGGGGCGGAATCGTGGGCGGCGGCACGACAACCGGCGGTAAGGGCTGCGATACGCCGGCGCAGGCTGACACCAGCATCGGCAGCGCCAGCAGCGTCAGCGCGCGCGCGATCGCGGTCGGCTTGTGTTTCATTCAGGATCTCCCAGAGTGCGGAAAAGCGGCGCGTTTCTTCGGCGCGGGCGGCGGTGACGGCCTCGCGGGCGGTTCGCTCCAGCGTGCCCAGCTGCTGCGCGTGATCGCGCTGCGTACGTGCGTGCGCGCCCTGCTCGAGCGCGAGGCGGTAGGTCTGCAGGCCGGCCAGCGCGAGCGCGGCGAGCAGGAGCCAGGGCAATGCGCGGGTGATCATGTGAGCACCCGCTTGGCGGTCTGCAGGTAGCGGCGGCGGTCGTCGATCCCGTGCGTGCCACCGTTTATGCGCTTCGTGACAGCGACCAGGTCGTCGGCGCCAGCCAGAGGCCCGATGCCCCGATCCGTCCAGAACCATGCGGCAACGCGGGCGCCGACATCGGGATCGACGACGATCTCCGGTGTCTCGACCAGCGGCAGGGCCAGCGCCTGGCCGGCGCGCGCGTAGTTGCTGCGGCCGGTGATCTGGATCGGGCCGCGGCCGCGGTAGCGCCAGCCGTCGCCGCTGCTCTCGTTGCCGTTGCCGTTCCGCCCCGCATAGACGCAGTTCGCGAGCAGAATCGCGTTGCCAACGAACTCGCGCGCATCGCGCCGCACGGGCGGGCGCAACGGCTCTTTCGCGCTTGGCACCCAGAAGCGGGAGGGCCACACGGCGACGATGCGCTCGGCACTGCTGTAGTTGAGGCCTTCGACCAGCCGCGTGAATTCGGCGCTTTCGTGCGCAAGCTGCGCCAGCCAGTGGGCGGCCTGCAGCGTCGACTCAATGCCGAATTCGCGCATGGCCTCGTTCAGCGCCGCGGCCCAGGCGATGGTGTCGGGGCAGCGCGGTGCGATGCGCAGCAGCTGCACGGGGGAGATGATCATTTCAGCGTCCTTCGCCGGTCGGAGAACATGAGGGCGGTGACGCTGGCCAGCAGTGCCGGGCCGGAATACTCCAGCCCTACGGCCACCGCGAATGCAGATGAGCCGAAGCCCGCCAGCGCGACGGTGAAGACCACGAAGCGCGGCATCTGACCGCGCCACGATCGCAGGCCGAGGCGCATGCGCGGCCCCAGGCAGATCACGCGCACGATGACGATGGCGGCGCACACGATGCTGATGATGGAAACGAGGTCGCTCATTCCGCACCGCCTTTCCGGGACAGCCAGGTGCGCGCGATGGCTTGCGCGCCGATCAACGCCAGCGGCACCAGAAACGGCGCGGCGATGGCGATCAGCAGGGCCATGGGCATGCGCAGGCTGGACGGGTCGGCTGACAGACTGGTGAATTTCGTTGCCGCATAAGCTGCTGCGTGCGGCGAGAAGTAGCCGGCGAGCAGCCCGGAGAGGCCGACGGCCGCGAAGGCCTTGCGGCGCGTGTCGATCGAGCCCAGCCACAGCGTGACGAGCATCGCGGCGAAAAGGCCGAGGCCGAGGGCATCGGTCTGGACGCCCATGGCCACGGCCGGAACCATGGCGACGGCGGCGCCTGCTGCTGCGCCGGTTACGGTTACTGCTGGTTCGGCGGCCACTTTTCGCCCTCCCTATACGAAACAGACGGTGGATGAGTAGGCGCTGCTGATGTCGCCGGTGATCGGGTCTTGTGCGCGGTACCAGGTGGTCGGGCCACCGCTCCAGAAGCTCGAACCTGCGATCCATCCACCGCTCGCGGGCGGCTGTGCTGCAGCACTTGCGCCTGGGGCGTAGGCGTCTGACCAGGTGACGACGCCGGCGGCGCTGATGCGGAACAGGCACCACAGCTTTTTTGAGTACGCCCAGAGCCCGTTCTTCGGGATCGCATGCGCCGATGTGGCCTGACCCTCGGCGAGTGACCTCGGCGTGAATGCCCCGTCGGGGAACACGACCTCGTAATAGGTCGAGCGGGTTCCGGCTTTCGTGATCACGTAGTAGATGCCGCCGACGTCCTCGAACCCGTCGGTGACGAATGGCGCCGGCAGTGTGTCGAACGATTCGCTGGCGACCTGGACACCGTTGAACGCCAGCGATATCTGCCACGTGCTGACAAGCGGGGTGCGTCGGTCGCGTGCGGTGTAGGTGCTGCTGTCGTATGTCACCGACCATTCCTGGTACTCGCGGATGGTCTCCGAGTAGCTGCTGTAGGAGATGGTGATCTCGCGGGGGACGCCGACGTCGTCAAAGTACATGCCGACCACCCTGCCGACGATGACCAGGCTGCGCACCTCGGTGACCGAACCGAGGGGCCGGTCGAGTTCGTCTTTCGGCAGATCGGCCTGGCCACCGGCCGGCGAGCGCTCGTCTTCGATGGTGATGCTGCCCAGCGTCTGCAGGTGACTGCGGAGGGTGGTGAGCGACAAGGTCGGCGCGGTGGTTCCGGACGACACGTCGATCCGCACGAAGCCGGCAGCACGTTCGACGGCTCGCGGCAATTGCCAGAGGCCCTGATAGACGGTGGTGTCGGGCACGTGATACAGGCCGACGATGACGCTGCTCCCGTCGTCATTGATGTCGCAGATGCGCGGCGCGGTGCGGATCTGCCCTTCGTTGATGAAGAAGAGGTCGGTGAGGGACTTGAGATCGACTTCCACGGCACCGCTGTCGATGGCGTGCGACAGATCGACATTGACCGGCGGGTAAGACGCCTCGCCGAACCGGCCAAATTTTCGATAAGTGATGCGGATCTGGGTCTGGTACGTGCTGAGAGCTGAGAGCGACAACTGCCACACCACGCCGGCGCTGTCGCGCCAGAGCCAGGCCGGGACGTTACCGACGAGCGGCTTTCCATAGATCTGCGGCACGTGACCGCTGAGCACGACCCGATGCAGCCACTGGTGGCCGAGGACGGCGTCTTGCGCCAGCTGCTCGGTCGTCCGGGTGAGCTCCGGCACGCCGGCCAGGTGCAGCGCCCAGGCGTCGGCGGTCGAGGGCTGGCGGTAGATGAGCGTGTCGTCGTTCGGGAGCGTGAGCGTGCCTGAATGGACCAGACCGTGGAACGGGTGGCCGACGAGCTCGACCTTGTCGAGCAGCCGCACCGGGGTCGGTGTGTTGAGCGTGTCGAGCGTGCTCATGGCGTCGGGTCCGCGAACCGGAATGACTTGCCGCTCGTCAGCTTCACTCGCTTGATTGGTTTAACGATCCACGTGAATGCACCGTCGGTCGTGGTGATCGTTTCATTCGACCAGTACTCGCGGTCAGCGGCCGAGGTTTCCTGCATGTCGGAGGCGCCGCCGCCGCTGCCGCCGGCTGCTGCCTTTCCCTTGCCGACTGCGGGCGGCTTGGCGCCTTGGGGGCGCTTCGGCTGAAAGACCGGGCGCTCGCCCTGCGTGAAGGAGCCGTCCGCGAGCTCGCGCGCGTTGATTCGCCGCAGGGCTTTCGAGAGGCCGCCCACCGTTACACCTCGATGTTGACGACGTTGCTCAGGCGCAGGCGCAGGTCGGTGAAGCGGTCGCCCTCTTCGCCCTCGCTCGCGTCAATGCGCATGTGCACCGGCTTGGCGCTAGCCACGCCGCTCAGGATGGTTGCGCCGAGGCTCAGCGCGGCGCCGGGCGTTGCGCCAGTAAGGCCGCCGGAGGTGCTGGCCAGCTTGACCCAGCTGGCAGCGGCGCCGCTGCCGGCGGCGCTGTCGAACACGCTGAGCATGATGTTCGCCGAGCCGGGCGCGGAGGCGTCTTGCAGCATGCGACCTTCGACCGGGTCACCGTAATAGAGCAGGCGATCGCCCTGGGTCGAGATGTGGCGGATGTTTTCCGTGAACGGGACGGTCAGGCCCGCATCGGAGTAGAAGCCGAAACTCATGGGTTGTTGATCTCCAGCACGTCTTGCGGGATGGCGACCGCGTACGTCGCCGGCTGTGTGAGGGTGATCGGGTCGCGCGCGACGGCCTCGACCGGCGGCGCCTCGATGCTCAGTGCGTAGGGATAGGCCTCGGCCAGCGCGCTGTAGTCGGGGCCGGCTTTGGCGTTCGTCGAGTAGCCGATCATGTTGTCTTCGTCCCAGGGCGGCGCACCGATGACCTGGCCGACATAGAAGCCGCAGACGCACCCGTATGACGCTGCGCCCGGTGCGGGCGTGGGGTCGGCCGGCGCGGCCGGCGCCTCGATGGCGTCGTCGTCTTGCAGGCCGACGGCGACGAAGCCGCTGACGGCGATATCGAAGTCGGTGTCGTGCTCGCCGGAATCGAGATCCATGCGGTGGCGGAAGCGGACGACCGCACCTTGCGCACGGACCTTCGCGGTGTTGATCTCGACGCGCAGGCCGCGCGTGATGCCTGCGTTGAGCGGCACGAGTGCGCCGACGCGGGAACCGAAGTGCGTCGACTTCACTTCGCGCACGGCGCGGGCGACGATGGTTTCGGCGGCGCGCTGCGCGGCGGCGCGATCGGTGCGGCCGGTGCCACCGTAGTCGAGCGAGACGTCGCCGACGGGCGGAAACGTGAGGACGGGCTGAGCAGTCGGGTCGCTCGCCCATGCGCCATCGTCGAACTCGGCATCGAGGATGGCGCCCTCGCTGGTGCTGCGCATGAGGCCGAGCGCGTCGATGGACGGCTGCGAGCGGACCGTAAAGCGGAACTCTTCGGTCACCCACTGCACCCAGCGATAGCCGAAGCGGGCGGAGAAGCCGAGCGCCAGGTTCGGTGCATCGGCGACACCGATGTCGATGAAGATGGTGCCGCCGCTGCCGGACGATTCGTATTGACCCGGCTCGACGGGCACATAGTTGATTTCGCCCAACAGCGTCCAGCCGGAGATCGAACCGACCGCCTGCTCGATCATGCCGCGATTGGGGATGTCGAGCGCCTGGGCGGTGTAGGCGGAGATGTCGCCACCGAAGTCGACCGACACGGCACGGCCACGCAGGCGCGGGTAGCGGTAGCGCAGCGTGGTGACGATCTCGTTGCGCACGTCGCTGTGCGAGCCGGGCACGAAGCGCAGGCTTGCGTCGTAAATCCCATCCTCATCGAACACGAGCACCGGGTCGTCGTCGGTGTGCCAGGGCATGACGCGCGGCGACTGATAGGGGTCGAGATCGAGCGAGGCCGCCACGCTGGCCAGGCGTGCATCGGCGTACTGAAGCGCGTCGGTGATCTCGCCGCTGACGGCTTCGCTGTAGTAGCCGCCGATGTTCGTTTCGATCCACTCATACGGCAGGCCAGCCATCACGCGCTGCAGCTGGTCGGTGCATGTGAAGGTGACCAGACCTTCGACGACGTCGAAGTCGGGGCGATCGACGACGCCGGTGAAGAGGCGGCGTTCGTCGGTAGCGCTGCCATCTGACGCTTTCGCGGCGAAGTCGATGGTCACCGGCTTGCCGCTCCAGGCGAGCAACGCGACCGGGCCGGGCGGCAGGCTCATCGTGAATGACGCCACCGCTGCCTCGCCCCGCTCGGCCTCGACCGAGATCTCGCCAGTGACGTACTCGCTCACATCGACACCAGCGAGCGTGACGACCGGCCGCCACTTCCGATGACTGACGACGGTGGCCGACTGGACGATGATGAGCAGCGCGTAGTCGAGGGTCTGCGCCGCGGCGACGTGAATGTCGAGCGGCATGTCGAGGGTCTGCGCCGCGGCGACGTGGATGTCGAGCGGCGTGTCGAGGGTCTGCGCCACGGCGACGTGGATGTCGAGCGCGACCTCGGTGACGTCATCGGACACCGGCGCTTCAGGCGGATCGCCGAGCGGGCCGGAGCCGAATGCAGCACTGCCGAACGGGAGCGCGCCGAACATCAGAAGCCCGCTTGCTCCGCCGCACGGATGGATGC